ATCGCGTTCAGATTCTCGACCACCAGCCGTTTCATGCTAAGCGCCTGAAGGTTGCTAAAGAAGCTAGTCAACATATCTATGAACAGATTGGATCTATGAATGGCTGATTGGGATAAGCGTTTTCTAGATCTTGCTGATCATATTGCTCAATGGTCAAAAGATCCACGCACTAAAGTAGGGGCTGTGATTGTAGATGAAAAAAAGAGAGTGGTTTCTGTTGGCTATAATGGCTTCCCTAGGGGTGTGGCTGATCTTGAGTCTCGATATGATGATCGACCAACAAAGCACCTATTCGTGGCTCACGCTGAGCGCAATGCCCTAGACAACGCACCATTGCAGGTGGATGGCTGTACGCTTTACGTGCCTCTCATCCCATGTAATGAATGTGCAAAGTCTATTATTCAAAGCGGTATTCATCGTGTTGTTTCCTATGTGCCTAATCGTGACGGGGAAGGCTTTAACTGGGATATTACAATAGCTATGTTTATTGAAGCTGGTGTAGAACTTTTTTTGATGGAACGCCTTGCAAATCAAGATTAAGGCATTATATATACTCTGTCACGCCTACTGGGTGACAAATTTAAACTCGCTGAAAAGGAGAATTATCTATGTGGAATCATAACCACTCATTTAAGGACTTTGATCGTTTCTTTGTTGGATTCGATAAGGTCGCGGAAAAGATGGCTTCTGTTGCTGATCAAGCACAGGCTTTAGCCGCAAAATATCCCCCATACAATCTCAAGAAGATTGACGAAAACAAGTATACGATTGAACTCGCTGTTGCTGGTTTTGCTAAGCAAGACCTTGAGATTGAAATCGTAGACGATAAGCTCATTATCAAGGGCAATACTCACTCCGGTGAACCTGCTGAGCAGGACTCAGCTGGCGAATGGACCTGGCCTCAGGTACTTCATCAAGGGCTCGCAATGCGCCCATTCACACGCACTTTCACTCTCTCGGATAACGTAGAGATTCGTGGTGCATCTCTTCTGAATGGTATTCTTAAGATTGTTCTGGAAGCTATTATTCCTGAACATAAGAAGCCAAAGAAGATCGATATTAATGACGAGGAAGAAACATCTGCACCTTCGACTGCAGAGTATCTCGCAGAACGTAAGGAAAAGTAAGATGTTCAAGGAAGACTTGACGGTGCCTGTTTCTCGGGCAGCGGCGTGGTCGGTTGTGGCATTGACACTAATGTGTCTTTACTCACTGGTTACAATATAAAAAAAGAGGGAGGTTTGGCCTCCCTCTTTTTTATTATCCCCAAGCTGCAAATTGCTTAGTCTTCTTAAGTCTATCATCTAGACCATGTGTACCGCCATTAACACGCTTTGTTATCTGCGTGATAACTGCATCGGTAACACCCTTGTCAGCAATTGCGAACAGACCATTCTTCTGGAAGAAGAACAGAGCTGATTCGAATGCTAGCTCACCTGCAACGATATCAGGATTGGTCATGACGTCTGGTCTACCAATATGATCAGCAAATGCTTGGTAGTTTGATCTACCGGTTAGCTGAATTGGACCACGACCACGGTACTTCCAGCCATCGCCCGAAGCTTCGTTACCGTTACCCATACGATTGGAGTAAACAACGTTTGCAATTTTCTCTGGCTTACGAGCGTAGAGAGCAGCATTACGGCCAGCCTTTACGAAGTACTTAGGGAAGATCTTATTCAGACCATCAGCTGAGTAATTCAGGTTCTCAGAGAAGACCTTGAAGTTACCTGACTCATGAGCGCACTGTCCGAAGAAGTGTGCTGCTTGATTGTTTGTCAGCTTGAAGTAATTACGAGCTGCCTTATAAGTACCGGGCCCCCATTTACCATCAGCGGCAACGCCGCACTTAGCTTGGAGAGCTGCGAGTGGACCAAGACCAGTTTGAGCTACCTTTTGACCGGAAGACTGAGGCTGAGCAGGCGCTGGACGACCTGCTGGAGCAGACGTTACAGGAGCTCCTGCCGCCTTCGTCGTGGCTGGATCAAAATCAGCCACAGGTGTGTACACAGTACCCCCGCTCTTGGACTTCGTTGCTATCAGACGCTGACGGCGGTTAGCACCGCTACGCTTGATAGAAGCGTGAACCCAACCAGAGTTAGCTCCATCCTTAGCAGAATAGAACTCAAGGATGACCTGATCGAACTCTAGGTTATCAGCTACCCAGTCAGCTACTACTTTGTTAGAGATGCCTGGGACTTCGAAGTCAACAGCTTCACCATTAGAGTGCTGGGAAGTTGGTGAACCACCTACAGCCTTATTAACAGCTGGAGAGCGATAAGAAGAGTTAACCTGAACAGGCTTACCGAAGTGAGCGCGAACAGGCTCTAGAATCTTCTCACAAACATACTTCATATTTTCAATATGAGCAGCGGTTGGTGTGTTAGGTAGGCCTAGTCTTTTTGCTGTAGGAGAGACTGTAAGCTCAGCTAGTGTAAAATGTGGTGTTAGTTGAGTCATAATTTATCTCCTCAGAATGGACCGAAGTCATCGTCGCTATCCTTATACTTCTGAATAGCTTCCATGTACTTAATTTCGTTATCGATGTGAATTGAGTCGGCTTCTGCGATATGCTTGTAATCGGTTTTGCCTAGTTCCTGAACCTTAACGTTAGGATCGAAATCAGCTGTCTTCATTCCCATCATGGTAGCGAATGCACCAACAAACGCGCCAACGATCATGGAGAACGCTGGACCGATAATCTTAAAGATTTCGTTGTTATCGACAACGCTATTAGGTAGGAAAAGACCTACAAGCATTACGAACACAACAGTAAACATAATCGATGCAAGCGTAACAGCAGCCATCTTCATGACCATTAGCTGAGTACGCCCCTTCTCGATTTCTAATTCATGCAACGTGTCAATTTCCTTATTGACACTAAAAAAACTTAATAACTTCATCTCGCTTCCTTTTTATTTTCTAGTTGATTTTTGAAGCCTGTTAGTATATAACTAGGTTTATTACTACGGAGTCATGATGTCTAAATTTTACACTTACGTTGCCCTCTCCAAGAACGATATCCTACTTCGTGGTTACGAAGATGGGAAGCGTATTCAAGAGCAAATTCCTTACAAGCCGTATCTCTTTGTTCCCACACCAAAAGAAACAAAATATAGAACGCTTGACGGGAAAGGTGTGGGTCGTGTTGACTTCGACTCTATCCGAGAGGCGCGTAGCTTCATTCAAGAAAACAAAGAGGTAGCAAACCGTACTGTTTACGGTTTGAATAACTTTGTCTATACTTTTATTTATGATTATTACCGCGGCGAGATCGAATACGATCCTTCGCTCGTATCTGTGTGTTCGATCGATATCGAAGTTGACATCTCTAACGATAAGGGCTTCCCTGACATCCAAGCTGCTGATAATGAGATCACTCTCATTACGATGTCACGTAGGGGTAAGAAGGTTGTCTTTGGCTGCGGTGAGTATCATAATACTAACCCTGACGTGACATACTACAAGTGTGTGGACGAACCGGCTCTGCTTCGTTCGTTCATTGATACTTGGAACTCTGTTGAGTACTCGCCTGACATCGTGACCGGCTGGAACGTTGAGTTCTTCGATATTCCCTACATCGTTAACCGTATCATTCGGGTGCTGGGCATGGGCGCCGCTCGTAAGCTCTCGCCTTGGAACTTCCTGAACGAACGTCAGGTTCCTCGTCTGGGTGGCCGTGAGGGTGAGTTCAATCAGGTATGGGAACCGGTCGGCATCACCGTGCTTGACTATATGCAGCTCTATAAGAAGTTTGGTTACTCGATTCAAGAGTCCTACTCCCTCGATCATATCGCTTTCGTTGAGCTGGGTGAGCGTAAGCTAGACTATGCTGAGTACGGCTCGCTGGCTGGTCTGCAGACCGGTAACTGGCAGATGTATGTTGACTACAATATTCGAGACGTTGAGCTGGTCGACCGTCTGGACGATAAGCTGAAGCTGATTGAGCTGGTCTACGCTATGGCTTACGATGCTAAGGTTAACTACCAGGATACGTTTACGACTGTGCGCGCCTGGGACGTTATCATCCATAACTATCTGCTTGAGCGTAACATCGTTGTGCATCAGATCTCTGTACCTGAGCATGATCGAGGCATCCTGGGTGGGTACGTCAAGGACCCTCAGGTGGGTATGCATAAGTGGGTTGTGTCACTCGACTTGAACTCTCTATACCCTCACATCATTATGCAGTATAATATCTCTCCTGAGACGTTTGCAGGCTGGCTACCTGGCAATGAACCTTGCCATGAGAAGGAAGAAGCTGAACGTCGCGTTGGCCGTATTCTGGATGGCTACCTTGACGCTCATAAGGAAGATATTCAAGAGCGTGACGTAGCGGTGGCAGCTAATCTGACTACTTTCCGTCGCGATAAGATGGGCTTCCTCCCTACGCTGATGCAGAAGTACTACGATGAGCGAGTCATCTATAAGGGTAAGATGATTGAGGCTAAGAAGGCCTATGAGACTGCTACTGACGAGGAGAAGGTACAGCTCTCTAAAGATGCTGCCAAGTTCAATAACCTCCAGATGGCTAAGAAGATTCAGTTGAACTCAGCTTATGGCGCACTTGGTAACAAGTTCTTCCGTTGGTATCGTAACGAGTTTGCTGAGGCGATTACGGCTTCGGGTCAGTTGACTACTCGTTGGATTGAAGGTAAGCTTAACGTCTTTCTGAATAAGACCTTCAAGACCGAAGACGTCGACTATGTGATTGCTTGCGATACTGACTCGGTCTATATCAAGGCTGATAAGTTCATGGAACTGGCTGGTAAGGAGATGACCAAGGAGCAGGAAGTCGATTACCTCGATAAGGTCTGTACGAAGGTGCTTGAACCTTACATCGCTAAGTGCTACGAGGAGCTTCGCTCTTACGTTAACGGTTATGACCAGAAGATGGTCATGAAGCGTGAGTGTATCGCTGACAAGGGCATCTGGACTGCTAAGAAGCGCTACATCCTAAACGTGTATAACCAGGAGGGCGTGGCTTACGCTAAGCCTAAGCTCAAGATGATGGGCATCGAAGCTATTCGTACTTCGACACCTCAGGTCTGCCGTGATGCGATTAAGAACGCTCTTGAAGTGATCATGAATAGCACCGAGAAGGACCTCCAGAAGTATATTCAAGACTTCCGAGATGAATTCTCAACCCTGTCCTTCGAGCAAGTTGCTTCACCTCGTTCCGTTAAGGATCTGGATAAGTATGTTGATCGTAGCTCTATCTTCCAGAAGGGGACTCCGATCAACGTGAAGGGTGCTCTGATCTACAACCACTACCTGCAGCAGTATAAGCTCGATAAGAAGTACGAGGCGATTAACTCGGGTCAGAAGATCAAGTATGCATACTGCATTACGCCTAACCCGTTGCATTGCTCTGTGATTGCTTGTCCGTCTGAACTACCTAAGGAGTTTGGCATGGACCGTTATATTGACCGTAACATGCAGTTCGACAAGGCATTCCTCGAGCCGATTAAGACTATTACTGGCGCTATTGGCTGGGAAGTTGAGCATAAAGCTACTCTTATGGACTTTTTTAACTAGGAACTACTATGGCAGATTTTGAACTAGACGAAGATTTCGACTTCGGTTTTACAACTCACTCTGATGACGAGTTTGCACCAGCAGAAGAAGTTACTACGGCGCAAGACAAAGCACAAGCAATGTACAGAGCCATCATTCCGCTGCTAAATAATCTCGCTAAAGATGCTGATAAGAATGAAATTATCAAATGGCCGAATCGAGCTGAAAAGATTGCTCAGTTCAAAAAGCGTCTTGAGCAGATACTAAACAGTTGATTTTATACGAAAACACACTACAAGTAAGTATTGGCTTGCGGGCCATACAAAGGAGATTCTATGTCACTACTCGATAAACTAAAGAAGAATTCTACTATTAAGGATTCTGCTGTACTCTCTGAATCGAAGTTCTTCACTAAGAAGGATATGATTCCCACCT